CTGGTCCCGACCGACGAGTACCGCATCGAGGGCTACATCGATCACACCGGCATCCCGTCCTGCGCCTATCGCCTACGGAGGATGACCCGGTGAGCCGGGCCTCCCGCTCCAACCGCGCCGAGTGGCTCGCCCGCACCGAGCCGACACCAGAGCACGAAGGGGAGGCGCGCACCCCCAACGTCTCTAGCGGCAACGACTTGCCCGATGTGGACGTGGCAAGTCCGCGCACCACCCCGGTCGACCCCGAGTACGAGCGCCTCCACCTGCGCTGCCCGATCTGCGGGGAGGTGATGGAGAGCCCCGAGCACCGGCCCTATCACCTGGCGCTCGAGCACGGGTGGCGGCTCCCACGGGAGTTCGGCGAGACGGTTCGGGGGATCTTCGACGAATACGTCTGGTCTCGGAGGGTGTCGTGAGCCCCGCCCGCCTCCCCCGCGCCCCACCCCCACGAGCGTGAGCCCTGAGTCCACGTCCAACCACACTGAGCCGGCAACCGAGAGAAATGGCACCGTCAGGCGGACCCCCAGGCAAGCTTCCAGCTCTGCAGTTCTATCCTGGCGACTGGAGGAAGGATCCGGGGGTTCAGGCCCTCGACTATCACGACCGCGGAGTGTGGTTCGAGTGCCTGTGCATGATGCACGAGTCCGGGCAGCGAGGTCGGCTCACACTGAACGGACATCCGATGCCCGATCCAGCGATCGCGCAAAACCTCGGAATCCCGGAAGCCGAGTGGAAGCAAACTCGAAGCAAACTCGAAGCATATGGGATCGCATCCGTGGACGAGGACGGCACGCTCTACAACCGTCGAATGGTGAGGGATGAAGCCACTAGAGAGGCGCGTAGGAAATCCGGCGCCATCGGCGGCAGGGTTAGCGGGGCAAAGCGAGCGACAAGCAAACGCCAAGCAAACGCTCAAGCAAATCCAAGGTCTTCAGTTTCAGTTTCAGTTTCACCTTCGGTAACTACACACTCTCAAGGGCGCGAGCACGAAGACGAACAGGAAGAGCCGTCGGCGAAGAACCCGACTGCCGGACTCGAAGACCTGGTCGCCAAGAGCATTCGCGGCTGTTACGGAGGCCCCGGCCGGGAAGGCACCGACGAGCGGGTGTGGAGCAACGTCACCGACCCGGCCGACCGGGAGCGGATGCTCGCCACGGCTGTCATCCGATGGCAGGGCAGCGGGCACGCGGAATTCAACGGCAAGTTCTTCCGGACGATCCTCCAAGCGGTCGTAGCCGAGCAGTCCCAGGACGAGCGGGCGAGCTCGTCGCCGTTCGTCGGGGGAGGATTCCAGGCCTACGACGCTGACTTCGAACCCGGCGGATGGTACGGCCCTCCGCTCGAGGACGCAGCCGATGCTTGAGGTCGCACGGGGCTACATGGAGCGCGGATGGCACGTCTTCCCGGTGACGGGCAAGGTGCCGGCGACCGAGCACGGCCTGAACGACGCGTCGACCGACGAGAGCATGGCAGCGTCTTGGTGGGGAACCAGCTCCGGCCGAGGCATCGGCCTCGCGACTGGCAAGACGAGCGGCGTGTGGGTGCTCGACCTGGACGGCGAGGAGGGGCGGGAAGCGTTCGTCGCGCTGCAGGAACGTGAGGGCCGGATCGATCGCACGCTGGCGGCGAGGACAGGCAACGGCGTCCACCTGTACTTCCGGATGCCTGCCAACGCGGATGTGCGGAACTCCGCGAGCAAGGTCGGCCCGCATATCGACGTGCGGGGATCTGGCGGCTACGTGGTCGCTCCCCCGAGCCCTCACCCGAGCGGCAAGGCCTACGCGTGGGTCGAGGGCCGCTCACCAGCCGATGTGCGTCCAGCCAATGCACCGCGGTGGCTGCTGGATCTCGTGCTCGCACCGCAGAACCGAACGGTTCCGGTAGCGGTGCCCGTGGAGGACTCGATCGGTGAGGGCGGCCGCAATCACACGCTGACGAGCCTCGGTGGCACGATGCGCCGGCGTGGCATGGCGAGGGAGGCGATCCTGGCTGCGCTTCGTGCGGAGAACGATGCGAAGTGCGTGCCTCCTCTCGACGACAACGAGGTCGTGAGGATTGCTGAGTCGGTGTCTCGCTACGAGCCGGATCCGGACGCCAAGCCGAAGGCGAACGGCGCCACCCCTGACCGCGCGGACAAGCCGAAGGGCGTGCGGCTCGAGGTCGTCGGAATCGAAGTGCTGGAGCGCATCGCCACCGAGAAGCAGCGCAAGGTCGACGCCGTCCCGACCCCGTGGCCGAAGTGGAACCACGCATGTCGGGGCGCAGGTGGTGGTGAGGGCCTCGCCCGCGGCTGGCATGTCATCGTCGGCGCGTCGTCCGGCGCCGGTAAAAGCCTGGTCGCCGCGAACCTGACAGCCGCGGCGGTCCGCAATGGCACCGACGTGTGCCTGTTCAGCCTCGAAATGAGCCAACTCGAGAACGTGACGCGGATCCTGTCGATCCTGACCGGCGAGATGGTGAGGGCACTGGAGCACGGCTCCTCGTTCGACATCGAGCGTTGGAACGCGGCCGCTGAGCACTTCCTGGAGCAACCTGGCACGCTGCGCACGAACGAGCGCCCGATCCACACGCTCGCAGACATCGCCGAAGCCATGCGTCACCACGCGGGCGAGGGTTGCCGGCTCATGATCGTCGACTACCTGCAACTCGCATGGGTGGGCAACGCCGAGACGCTGTATCACCAGATCACCGAAGTTAGCCACACGATCCAAGGCCTCGCGAAAGACCTCCGCGTCACCACGGTAGGCCTCAGCCAAGTCAACCGCCGGACGTCATCCGGAGCCGACAGGTTGGCGAAGGAAGGCCTCATGGGCGGGTCCAGCCTGGAGAACGACGCCGAACAGGTGGTGCTCCTCAGCAAGCCCGAACGCGTCTACGAGGGCTACAAATCCGAGGCCCGGCTCGACAAGAACCGCCATGGCCCGGTAGCCGACTGGGGCTTGCTCATGGATCCGGGCACGCTCCGGATGACGGAGATGCTCGCATGAGCGACCTGTTCTCAGGCGCGGAAGTGGACTACGGCGCCCAGGAGCGGCGCGAGGAATATGGCTACGTCAAGGTCATCAACCAGGACGGCAGTCACCGGGTGTTCACGGCGGCCAAGGGTGAGCGCCCACCGTGGATCGCGCACGACGACATCGAACTTCTGCGGTGGATGGCTGAGCGCGGCATCCCGAGCATTGCCGAGCTGGTCACGATCCGAGACGATCGGCCACCACAACGCTGCGAACGCTGTGGGGCACGAGGCGTTCAAGTCCACCACACGTTCCCGAAGGAGTGGTGGGACAAGAAAGAGGCGGACCGTTGGCCGATGGCAAATCTCTGCGTCACCTGTCACAAGGTCTGGCATTGGGGCCACGATCGGTCGGCGCAGAAGATCACCTTACGCATCCTGCGCCAGAAGGGGATGCACCGCTTTGCCGATGTGTTGGAGCGGGCACTCGCGGAGGACGAACCGGCATATGAGGAGGCTGTAACGAGCATACCTGACTCGGACGAGGCCACCGCATGAGCGTTGACCCCACCACCCACGAGAGCGTAGGTTTGGCGCACAGCAGCACCAGTGCCCCCAGTGGCCCTTCGCGCGGCGACCCCCGCGCCGAGGGCTTTTTGTCGTCCAGAACCACGGTGATACGCTGCCAGGTGAGAACGCTGCACGGTATCTGCGACCGCTCGCTCGCCGTCATCGTCGGCAGAGCTTACCCCACGGGCCGCACCGTGCGTGACCTAGACGAGCTACCCGTCGGGCACCCTGGCGGATACTGTCCTCGCTGCAAGAGAGCGTCGGTGTACACGGTGGAGGCGGCGTAGGGTGGCGAAGAAGCGCGGCCGGCCCACGAAGTACACACCCAAGATCGCTGACGAGATATGCGCACGACTCGCCGAGGGTGAGAGCCTGAACCGGATCTGCGCCGCCGATCGGATGCCGCAGGAGTCGACGGTACGCCATTGGGCGCTTGAAGATCGCGAGGGCTTTTTTACGAAATACGCGCAAGCTCGGCTCCTCCAAGCGCAGCTGATGTTCGACGATATGCTCGTGATCGCCGACGACGGAACGAACGACACATACGTCGACGGCGAGGGCAACGAGCGCACCGATTACGACGTGATCGCGCGGTCCAAGCTCCGGATTGACACCCGCAAGTGGTGGCTCGCCCGCGTCGCCCCGAAGTTCTACGGCGACCGTATCAGCCACGAGCTCACCGGCAAGGACGGCGGGCCGGTGGAGGTGACCGTCAAGCGCCAAGTGGTGCCGGCAGCGAAGAACAGGGTGGCCGCCCACGCCAATGGCCGGAATGGCAACGGTCGCCCTTGACATTCCGACCGCCGAGTGGGCGCTCCCGCTCCTTGAGCCGGCTCGGTACAAGGGGGCAAGCGGTGGGCGCTCGTCGGGCAAGAGCCACTTCTTCGCCGAGCTGGCTGTCGAGGAGATGCTCTGCGATCCAGGCCTGCGGTTCGTCTGCATTCGCGAGGTCCAGCGTTCGCTCAAGTTCAGCGCCAAGAGTCTCGTGGAGGCCAAGATCCGCAGCGTGGTGCCTGGCCACGAGGACCACTTCGAGATCCTCAACGCCGAGATCCGGCGCCGTGGTGGCACGGGCGTCATGATCTTCGAGGGCATGCAGGACCACACGGCGGATAGCCTCAAGTCGTTGGAGGGCTTCGGTAGGGCCTGGGTCGAGGAAGCGCAGTCGATCAGCCAGCGCTCGCTCGATCTGCTCCTACCGACGATCCGCGCGCCCGGCTCGGAAGTCTGGTTCAGTTGGAACCCCGACCAACCCGAGGATCCGGTAGATTGCTTCTTCGAGGGCGATCCCGAGGGCGCCGTGCGGATGCACTCGACCTACCTCGACAACCCGTTCTGCCCGGACGTGATGCTCACTGAGGCCGAGCGCATGCAACGGGTCGACCTCGACGCCTACGCTCACATCTGGCTCGGCGAATACAACGTCAAGAACGAGGCTCGGGTGTTGGCCGGTAAGTACCGGGTGGACGAGTTCGACGTGCCACTCGATCGGCACGGCAGCCCGACATGGGACGGGCCCTATCACGGCTGCGATCACGGCTTCGCACAGGACCCTCGCACGCTCGTGCGGTGCTGGGTCGATGAGCGTCGGCTCTACGTCGAGCACGAGTCGTATCACGTCGGGCTCAGCATCGATCGCGCGGCGACTCAGTGGGAGGCCGACGTGCCGGGGTTCAGTGGGTACGTAGTGCGCGCCGAGTCGGCTGAGCCCGGCACGAATGACTACCTGCGGCGTCACGGGGTGCCCCGCATCGAGGGCGTCAAGAAGTGGCAGGGCTCGGTCGAGGACGGCATCGCGCACCTTCGCCAATACGACGAGATCGTGATCCACAAGCGCTGTGTGAACACGATCCAGGAGGCGCGGTTGTACTCGTACAAGGTCGACAAGCGGACGGGCGACATCCTCCCGAAGATCGAGGACCGACATAACCACTGCATCGACGCGGTTCGATACGCGCTCGCCCCGCTGATCGTGCAGCAAGGCAAGCGGTTTGCCTTCGGATGATCGTCGCGACCGTGCTCCGCTCGGGTGGGGATTACGACGCTCGCTGGGTCCACGCGCTCTACCGTCAGCTCGGCAAGCACATGCCGGAACCGTGGACGTTTGTGTGCCTGTCCGACGACCCGGGCGTGCCGGGCCACGTGCCGCTCGCGTATGGCTGGCCAAGGTGGTGGCCGAAAATTGAACTATTCACGCCGGGCTTGTTCGACGGGCCGGTGCTCTATCTCGACTTGGACACGCTGGTGCTTGGCGACCTGTCGGACATCGCGTCCTATCGTGGCCCGATGGCGATGCTCGCTGACTTCTACCGCCTGCTGCGCGGGAAAAAGCAGGGTGAATCGGGCGTGATGGCATGGACCCCCGGCGAGCACACGGAAGCCATCTACCACGCCTACGTGAAGCGGCCAGTGAGGACCGGAGGCGACGGTCCGTTCATCCACCGTCACGTCGAGCATGAGTACCTGCAGGATCTGTATCCTGGCCAGATCGTGAGCTTCAAGGCCCATGCCCGGAACGGCCCGCCCGCTGCCGCCAGGTTGGTTGCGGGCCACGGTCGTCCGCGCTTCAGTGACCCGCGCGCGGGTTGGGCGCACGATTTCTGGAAGGCTGCGTGATGTCCCTCCGCGTCTGGTGGCCACGCACACCGAAGCCGGGCAACCTCGGCGACGTACTGACCCCGGTGCTCCTGGGGCGGCTCGGATACGCGCCGCGCTGGACCCCGCAGGGTGCAGCGGACGTGCTCGCGTCCGGCTCGATCATCCGATTTGCTCGCGCCGGTCAGACCGTGTGGGGCTCGGGTGCGATGCGAGCGACGGACCGTCCGGACCGTAGGGCGCGCTACCTCGCGGTCCGTGGTCCGCTCACCCGCCGGGCCGTGCTCGCTGCCGGGGGCTCGTGTCCGGAGGTCTACGGGGACCCTGCCCTGCTTTTGGCGGAGTTCGTCAACGGTTCCGTTCCGAAGGTCCACGATCTCGGCCTCGTCCCGCATTACGTCGACCGGGCGATCGTGGCGAGCCTGCACCCGAACGAGCACCGCATCGACGTGCTCAGAGCCGACCCGCTCGACGTGGTGCGCGAGATCCGCGAGTGCAGGGCCATCGTGTCCAGCTCGCTGCACGGCATCATCGTCGCGCACGCGTTCGGCATCCCCGCGGCGTGGGTGCGTTGGTCTGACAAGCTCGATGGCGACGACATCAAGTTTCACGATTACGCGGCCTCGGTGGGATGGACCGCGGTGCCCTGTCCGGACCTCGCATCGGCCGAGCCGACGCTACCGAGCGGGATCGACGTGACGGCGCTGCTCGATGCGGGCCGCTCGCTGTGAGACAGCGGGTGACGTACCGCCAGGAGGCGCTGCTCCGTCAGGCGCTCGCCGAGCGAGGCGTCCAGGCGGATACGGAGTGCACCCGCGACGATCACTGGCACGGCCGAGCGAAGGCCGGCGATCGGGTCGTCGGGCTCGTTTACCCCGACAGCTTCTTCGACGAGGCGGCCAAGCTATTCGACACGCCTCGCACTATCCACCTGTTCTTCGTTGGCAGCGTCAACCGCGGCAACGGGCGGCGTCCGCTCCTTGAGCCGTTCTGGCATCATCCCGGCGCGGTCATAGTCGAGAGCGACCGGGGGCGAACCGACGCCAAGAACCGCTGGGACCCACGGTATTACGAAGCGCTCGCGATGGCCGAGTTTGGCCTCTGTCCGCATCACCTGAATTGGCCGGGCCCGTGGACGCACCTGTGGACGTACCGTTTCGTCGACTGCTGTCTCGTAGGCACGATCCCGGTGTTGTTCCGGCCGACGCCGCTCGCGCCCTGGTTCGTCGAGGGCTTCCGCTACGTGTGGGACGACGCTGGCAGCTTCACGTACTCGCGCGATGACGCCGAGCACAACCGCAGGCTCGCCGAGGAGCGGTTCCGGCTGTGAGGGTGCTCTACGCGTCACCCTGCTACGGACCTGAGGAGATCGACGCCGTCATGCGTGTGCTCGAAAACCCGCGCCAGATCGGAGCCGGCCCGCTGGTCGCAGAGTTCGAGGGACGGATCGCGGCGCTCTTCGACAAGCCCTTCGCCGTGATGACGAACTCCGGCTCGTCCGCGAACCTGCTGGCGCTTGCGAGTCTCGGCCTACCGCACGGCTCCGAGGTCATCACGCCGGCGCTCACGTTCTCCACCACCGTCGCCCCGATCCTGCAACTAGGGTTTCGCCCCGTCTTCGTAGACGTCGAGCCCTACAGCTATCAGGTCAGCGTACGGGCGGTCGAGGAGGCGGTGACCGAACGGTCGGGCGCGATCATGGTCCCGCTGCTGCTTGGCAACGTGCCGGACATGCTGGCGCTCAGGGCTGTCGCCGATCGGCACGGGCTCGCACTGATCGAGGACTCCTGTGATACCCTCAGCGCCCGGTACGACGACCGCTCGACCGGCGCCTACTCGGACGTCTCCACCACGAGCTTCTATGCGACGCACGTCATCACGTGCGCAGGTGGCGGCGGGATGGCCTGCTTCCGCTCTGAGGCCCACGCCGATCGTGCCAGGATGCTCGCGCACTGGGGTCGCGCGTCGGTGCTCGAAGGCTACGCGGACGCCTCGGTCGAGAGTCGCTACCGGATGGTGCTCGACGACATGTCCTACGACGCGAAGTTCGTGTTCTTCGAGGTCGGCTACAATCTCCAGGCGCTAGAGTTGCAAGCCGCGTTCGGGCTACGCCAACTGGACCGGCTCGACGGGTTCCTAGCACGTCGTCGCGCCAACGTTGCCCGGCTCGACGGCTACGTACGCGGAACCGACTGGCTCCGTGGCCCGACCGTGCATCCCGGCGCGTGCCCCAACTGGCTCGCGTACCCGCTGCGTGTGGACTGCCCGGAAGCGGACGCGCCGCACGAGCGCAGGCGGCTCGCAATACACCTGGAAGCGGCCGGCATCCAGACGCGCCCGATCATGACAGGCAACGTCCTACGTCAGCCGGCGTTCAGGGGGGCGGGATCGGGCCGCTTCCCGTGGGCCGACGATGCGATGCGGAGCGGGTTGCTCGTCGGATGCCACCAAGGGCTCGACGCCGACGATATGGGGCTCGTCATCGAGGGCCTGGAGGCGTTCGCGGCCGCCGTGGATCAGTGCCTGCCATGAGAGCCCTGGTGCTTGGTGGAGCGGACAGCGTCTGGACCGATGTTGCCGCGTCGGAGCAGGCGCTCGGCGCTGAGTGGTGGGACGTCACCGTGGCCGCCAACGATATCGGGGTCTCCTGGCCGCGCACGCTCGACCACTGGTGTAGCCTGCACCCGAACAAGCTCGAGCGCTGGCGCACCGAGCGCACGAAGCGCGGCCACCCCGGCCCGGCGGTCACTTGGACGAAGAAGGGCAAGGGAGGCCGAGGTGTCGATCGAGACGTCACGCACCGCTTCGGTGGCGGGTCGAGTGGGCTGCTGGCAGTGACGGTTGCTCGTGCTGTAGGCGCTGACCGCATCGTCTTGTGTGGCGTTCCGATGACGAAGACGGGATATTTCAAGGAGTCCGTCGAGCATCTACACCCGCGCAACTTCAACTCCGCGGACGCCCACTGGAGGAAGTGGCGGCTGCACGCCGAGGAGCTCAGTCGCTACGTTCGCTCGATGGGCGGCCGCACGCGCGAGTTGCTCGGCGCACCGACACCTGAATGGATGGAGGCCAACGATGAAGCTGCCTGATAGCGTCAGCGCCCGCGGAGGCGGATGGTACGAGATGCCGAGCGGTGACAAGGTGCGCGGCCGGGCTCGTGTGCTCCAGGCGCTCAACGGCTCGGCCCAGAACTCGAACGGTGACGTCCACACGCTCCAGCGGCTCGACTTCCTGCGCCAAGGTGGGCTTCAGTACGGGGGCTCCCGCGACGTCTACAAGGTCGCCGGCTACAAGGCGTCGCCGACGTTCGACGATTACTGGTCGTACTACGATCGCCACCCGATCGCGGGCAGAATCGTGGACATGCCTGCTCAGACGACGTGGCGCCACGCGCCGGAGATCGTCGAGCCGGACCAAGAGGACGGCACCGAGTTCACCGAAGCCTTCGCTGCCCTGACGGACCGGCTCGGGCTCTGGGCGCGCATGGAGCGGGTCGACCGGCTCAGTCGCATCGGCCAATACGCCGTGCTTGTCATCGGTGTGCGCGGCTCGGCGGATCTCGCCATGCCACTGACCAGGGTGAGCGGACCCGATGACATCGTGTACCTGGCGCACTACAGCCAGCAGGCGGCGACGATCGACAGATGGGTGGAGGACTCCGGCGATCCCCGGTACGGGCTGCCGGAGATGTACAAGATCGACCTGTCGCGCAAAAACTCGACGTTTCGGCCGGGCACGAGGCTGGTCCACCAAACGCGAGTCGTCCATGTCGCCGAAGATCCGCTCATCGACGACGTGTACGGCCGGCCGGTGCTGAAGCGGATCCTGAACACGGTATTCAACGACGAGAAGGTCGACGCCGCTGCCGCCGAAGCGTTCTGGCAGATCGCCGACCGGATCCTCCAGCTCAACATCGACCCCGAAGCCCGCACGACGGAGGCTGATCTCGCCGACCTCGACACCAAGATCCAGGCGGTGTACCACGACCTCCGAAAGCACTTCTATGCGCAGGGCGCGGAACTCTCGTGGCTCGGCGGCGACGTAGCGGACCCGACCGCGATCTCGGAGATCCTCGCGACGAAGATGGCGGCCGGCGCGAACATCCCGAAGCGCATCCTGTTCGGCTCTGAACGCGGCGAGCTAGCGTCCAACCAGGATGAGCGGAACTACTTCGGCATGATCTCGGAACGCCAAGAGCACCACGCCGAGCCGAACCTGCTGCGCGCGTTCGTCGACCGGCTGATCGACATCGGAGGCCTACCCCGTCCGGGCGACGAAGGCTACGAGGCGCAGTGGCCGGACCTGTACGTTCCGACCGAGGCCGAGAAGGCCGAGCGCAACAAGGCCACGGCCGACACCGCGAAGGCGCTCACCCCGGTCGGTGGCGACCCCTACGAGCTCATCGAGATCGACGATGACCGTAACGTGCACCTCAGGCCGAGCGCCGAGGTGTGGGACGAACGCGAGTGGGAGCCGGGCGAGGAGCCCGAACCGGAGCCGCCGCCGATGGGTGACGAGGGCGGCGAAGGCATCGAGGAGCCGCCGGCCATGGAGCCGGGCGCGTGAACATCGAGGAGCTCGCAGCGCTCGGGCGGAACGCGCACGCATGGGCGAAGACGTACACGGCGCTGAAAGAGGCCCTGATCCGTGAGGGCGTCGCCGGGGAGGAGGCGAAGGCCGAGGCGCGTAACGCCGCCAACTTCGCGGCGCTCTACAGCTTCGACGAGCACGGCGAGACGTGTCCGCTGTGCGGGAGGGGCGAATGAGGCCCTGCCGGGAGTGTGGACGTGAGGTCTCGACGAGCGCCAAGACGTGTCCGGGCTGTGGCACGCAGTGGCCGGCCAACAAGGCCGCGCTGACCGCGACCGGGTGCGCGCTGATATTCGGGCTGCTGTGGGTCCCGTTGGTCGTCGGGTTCTGCGCGCTGATGGTGCTGTGAGCGCGCTCGCCCTCAACCAGACCAGCGGCCGCCCACGCTCACGTATGTTCGAGATCGTGCACCGGATCGCGGACAGGTTCGGCCCCCACGTAGCGGCGGCGTTCGTCCGTGCCGTGACGAGACTCGAGGCGGGCATCGACCACGTCGAGCTTCAATCCGCGCTCGCGTCCGGCAACATCGACCAGATCGTCGGCGCGGTCAGGCCGAGCCGGCTGGCGACGATCTTCGCGGGCCGGGATTCGCTCTCGGAGATGCTGCAGCGTACGGCGGGCTCGACGGGAGCGGCTGGCGCCGATGTGCTCGCCGACGCGACAGGGCTCCGAGTGCAGTTCAACCGCGTCGACCCCAACGTCGTGATGTTCGCACGGGAACGGAGCGCGAGACTCGTCGTGCAGGTGTCGGAGGACGTGCGCGAAGCAATTCGGATCGTGGTCGCGGCCGGTGCGTCCGAAGGCCTGACCGTGGTCGAGCAAGCCAGGGCGATCCGCGAGGTCGTCGGCCTACCTCCGAATTGGGCGGCCGCTCCGTCGAACCTCGCCAGAGAGCTACGCGATGGCCAGTTCACGTCGACCCGCAGACTCAGCGCGATCGACAAGGCGCGCATCAGGAAGCGGCTCCGGGAGGGCACGGTCGACGAGGCGTTCATCGCTGAGGTGCGAGACCGCTACGCCAAGAGCTTGCTCAACCGGCGCGCGCTCAACATCGCACGCACCGAGACGATGACGGCGGGCAACTACGGGCTGCGCGAGTCGTGGCGCCAGGCCCGCCAGCAGGCCGTGATACCGGCGACGGCCCGTCGTATGTGGATCGTCACGCCCGACGATCGCCTGCGTGACGATCATGCCGCCGTCCCCGGCATGAACCCCGACGGTGTTCCGGTCGACGGTGGCAGCTACGAGACGCCGCTCGGTCGGGTATCCGGCCCACCGCTCGAACCGAACTGCCGATGCAGCGAGGGGCTGATCTTTCCGGGAACCGAGGGCGTCCTGTAGCATGGTGAGCGTCAGGAACCGAACGACGACGCGCTACCCGCTCCATGTGGGCGGGATGCGGGCGCCATGAAGAACGGCAACGGGTACCGCGAATTGCCGGAAGCGTCGCTCCGCTACCTGCGCCGGATCGCTGACCAGATGATCGAGCGCGCTTCGGCCGACATCACGATCAAGCTCCAAGACGGCGGCGTCCGGGACTACCGCGAGAGCCGCGGACTCAGGCCGATCGATCTCGATGAATCCGACGAGCGATTTGTGGACAGCCTACGGGCGCCTTGACGTACCCACATGGAACGTAGTACCGTTGCGCTGACGTAACACAACATGAAGTAGCCGGCAGTCACGGACCCTCACCTCCAGGGTGAGCAGCACCGAGCCCCGGCACCCTATCCCACACGGGACGGGTGCCGGGGCTCTTTGCGTTTCAGGAGCATGGGCTTGAGCGAAGCGCAGCGCGTAACGCTGATGACGAACCTTCGGGCGCCCGTCCGCCGCGAAGTGCTGATGGGTCGTTCGTACATCGTCGCGCCCGCCACGCTCGTCCGCTCGCAGATCTTGAACAACAACCTCGGCCGCACGTTCCTGCCCGCAGAAGACATCACCGCGTCGTGGGCCGAAGCGTCGAACGGGAGCCCGGCGGTCGCGGACCACCCGAACGTCAGCGCGCGCTCGCCCGAAGTGCTCAACCGGCTCGGCGTCGGCATCGTGCTCAACGCTCGCGTGGCGGACGGCGCCCTGAAGGCCGACGTGTACCTCGACCCGGCACGCGCCGGTGACGTACCGGACCTGCGCGCGATCCTCGCCAAGCTCGAGGCGGGCCAGCCGGTCGAAGTCAGCACCGGCTTCGCGGTCACGGTCGATGAGACGCCCGGCGTGCACAACGGCGAGAGCTACGACGTCGTGATCCATCCGCTGTCGGGGCTCGACCATCTGGCGGTCTTCGCTGACGCGATCGGCGCGTGTTCCGTCGTGGACGGATGCGGGCTCGCGGCGAACCACGCGGGACCGTGCGACCCGGAGAAAACCATGGACGAAGGGACGCAGGGCAAGTTCGCGCAGGCCGTTGACAGGCTCCTCGCGTTCTTGAGCAGGACCAACGAGGAGCCGCCCGCCGCCAAGCCGGTGGCTGAACCAACTCTGGAGGAAGGCACCATGAATCGTGAGCAGATGATCGCCCAGCTGGCCGAGGCCGGACCGCTGGACCGGGACGCGCTGAACAAGCTGAGTGACTGCCAGCTCAAGGCGCTTTCCGGTTCCGTCGAGCCGCCCGCGCCCGCGTCGCCCGAGATCGCGGAGCTGCAGTCTCGCATCGTCGAGCTGCGCCGCGAGAAGGACGCGCTTGAGGCCTCGACCACGCACGCGCGCCAGACCGAGATGAAGGAGCGGCTCAAGCTCCAAGAAGACCTGATCTACAACGGTCGCACGCAGTTCAGCGACGATCAGATCCGCGGGATGGACATCGCCATGCTGCGCCAGCTGCACGGCACGGTCTTCCGCAAGGTCGACTACAGCGCGCTGGGTGGGCCGGCCGCGGTAAACACCGGAACCGGCTCGTTCGACTTCGTGCAGGGCGTGATGGACGGCCCGCGTGGTAGCTCGGTGCTCGACAAGAAGGAGGCGAACTGACCATGGCGCGCAACACGATTCTTCTCCGGGGCATGGCACGCGAGGAAGGCCGCATCGTCGAGACCGCGACGATCACGCCGGGCATGCTGGTGCAGTTGGAGACCGGCGGCGAGGTGATTCGCCATGCGGTCGACGGCGGCCAGGCGTTCCCGATGTTCGCCAAGGAGAACCACGAGAACGACGGAGCCGGCATCGACACGGTGATCGCCGACGCGGACTCCATCACGATACTGTTTCCCGAGCAGGGCGCGAAGATCAACGCCTTCACGACGGACACGATCGCCGAGGGCGACTTCGTGTGCTCCGACGGCGTCGGCGGTGTGCGGCTCGCGGACTCGGGTGACTACGTCATCGGGCAAGCGTCCGCCGATTCGGACCTCGGCGGCTCCGTCGGCCGCGTCGAAATCTACGTCGCCGCGCTCGGCGTGTCGGCCTAACCCTCCGGGAGACTCTGAATCATGGCAGACCAGACGCTTGGCGGGCCGCTCATCAGCGCGGTTCCCAGGAACTTCATCCGCTTCGAAGACGGCCGCCCGGTCATCAACCGCAAGGCGATGTACCAGCTGCTCGTCGAGAACAACACGCTGCGCGAGGACCAGACGCGTGCGATCGAGGAGACGCTGACGCGGGTATCGCGGCGTGACCTCAGGGCGGTCGCAGATCTCCGGTCGTCGGGCCTCACGACCACGACACCGCAAGGTATCGGCGCGACGACGTTCGAGTTCGATCGCGTGACGCCGGTCGGTAAGGCCACGCAGGGCATGAGCATCCTGGATCTGGGCGACAAGGACCTCGTGACGTTCGCGCGCACGGCGATCCCGATCCCGGTGACCGCGTCGCAGTTCGAGATGGACGCCCGCCACCAGGCCGCCGGGATGGCTTACGGCCCGTCGGTCAGCCTAGTCAACGTCGAGGAGCACACCCGCTCCGTCGCGGAGACGATCGAGGACACCCTGGTCAACGGGTCCGACGTCGTGCTCGGAGCCAACGACCTGCCCGGCTACACGAACTTCACCAGCCGCGAGCAGCTCTCATTCTCCGACACCGCCTGGAACGACATCAGCGGTACACCCGAAGCCGCCATCACGGACGTGCTGGCGATGCGCACGGCGCTGCGAGACAACGGGTTCACCGGCCCGTACGTGCTCTACATCCCGGCGAACTTCGACGGCGTGATCGACGAGGACTACAAGGCCGAGTCGGACCGCACGCTGCGCGAGCGGCTGCTGTCGATCGACGGTGTCGAGTCGATCCGCGTGCTGCCGGCGCTCGGCGACGACAACGTGCTGCTCGTGCAGATGACGAGTGGCGTGGTCGAGGCCGTCATCGGTCAGGACATCACCACGGTGACGTGGGACATCCTCGGTGGGCTCGGCACGCGCTGGGCGATCCTGGCGGTCATGAGCTTCGCGCTCAAGGTCGCCGCGGCCCGCGCGCCGCTGTCCGCTGGCACCCTTCCGGCGCTGACCACCGCGGCCGGCATCGCACACCTCAGCTGAGGACACCATGGCGCAGGAGTCGCTGAAGGCACAGCAGGCCAAGCGTATCGATCAGATCGACCTCAACCGTCATCTGGGCGTGATCGACTACCGTTCGGGCGAGAAGCAGTCGGACCGGGTGTACGAGGTCCGGGAAGGCTACAAGCACCTGCCCGGCGGGATCCGGCTCGGCCCCGGCCAGCGGTTTCGGCCGACCGAACGGCAGATCGCCAACGGGAGCCTGCGCGGCAAGGCGAGCGAGCTGACGCGCTCCGAGTACGAGAGCGTGCGCCGCACCGATCGTCGGCCGATGTCGACCGGCGCCGATATCGGGATCCGCGCGCTTGCGATGGCCGAGGGCACACTCAGGTTCGCGCTCGAGGCTGGACTCAGGGCCGAGGAGTTCGAGGGCATCGAGCCCGCGTTCAACGGCCAGTACACGAAGGCCCAGGTCGCCGAGATCCTCGAGGCCCGCGGCCGCGACCTCACGTCGCGCGAGCCGGCAGATGCGTGATGGTGCCTGATGGCCCCGATGGCGGCCGCCGTGTACCGGAACACGGGCGCACCGTGGATTAGGGACGACGGGACGCGCGTAGAGCGTGGCGCGGAGTTCTGTCCGAGCGCTGACGAGCTCCTGCGCCGAGCCTACAAGCTCGTGTACGTGGGAACGTGCGAGGACGATCGCCCAGACCTCGCGGCCGCTCCGGTCGCTGGCCGCAACCTCGACGACTACGCGGTCGGCGGCGGCTGGTATCTGATCGACGGCGAGAAGGTGCAGGGCCGTGACGCAGCGGCCGCGCGGCTGGAGGCGCTCGTCTGATGGCGCGCACCACCGAGGCCGCGGTCAGGCTGGCGATCGACACCGATCTTACGTCGGACCAGGTCCTCGCGTTCATCGACGACGCGAGCGCGTTTGTGGACGACGTCGCGAGCGCGGACACGACGATCTCGTCCGCGAAACTCACGCTGATCGAGAAGTACCTGGCGGCGCACTTCGTGACGCTGCGCGATCCGCGCCTGAAGGCCTCGAAGATCGCCGACACGTCAGACACCTTCCAGCGCGACGACGAGGTGAGCGAGTACCTGAAGGCCGCGATTGCGCTCGACCCGACCGGCACCATCGACGACGCGTTCGACGACGAGCGCAACAAGTTCCGCTTCCGGGTCGGGACGGGCTACGCATGACACGCACACTCAGGCGTAGCGCCGTGACCGAGGTCGCCGTCGAGCGGTTCACGAGCTTCGACGGGCAGTCGACGCCCGCCTACCAGAACCAGGGCACCGTCATGGCCCGCGTCGTCCGCGAGGACCGGATCACCAAGCGCGCCGACGGCTCCGAGGTCCGCACGCAGTACACGGTCTGGGTCGATGCGGGCGAGTCTCCGCTCCCGCTGTGGCGTGATCGGCTGGTCTTCGAGACGCTCGGCGAGGGGCGTACCGCGGTCGTCGAGATCCACGAGGAAAAGAAGACGCTACGTGGTGCGGTCGACCACGTCCGCTTGCTGTGTCGGGAGGAATAGCGTGAGCACCCGCAGGAACTTCGCTCGCGCTGCCAGGAAGATCGAGGCGTTCAGCCACGGCATGCGCCAGCCGCTCGGCTCGGGCCTGCGCCAGATCGGCGAGGAGATTATGACCGACGTCAAGGCGTCGGCGCCCGGCTACGGCGTGCCCGTCGATACCGGCGCGCTCAGGGCCTCGGGCAGGGTCGAGGGCCCACGCTCCGACTTGACCGTGCTGCTCAGCTTCGGTGACGCGGCGACGTCCTACGCGCTCCGTCAGCACGAGGAGCTCGACTACCGCCACCCGGTCGGTGAGGCGCGCTACCTCGTGCGTGGCGTCGACCGTTGGCGGCCCGGTGGGTCAGCGGCGATCCGCGCGCTTCGACGGCAGGCAGAGTGGCTTGCCGCACGGATCGGGAGGGTAGCGTGATCGACCTCGCCGCCGACGTGCAGAGCTACCTGATCGCCGAGGGGCTCGTAGACGGGACGACGGGCTGGCCGTCGACACGCGGACGGATACACGACGAGACGGAGCGCCTCGTGGCCGTCGCGTCCGACGTCGGGCCTGCGCCCGAAGCGCATGCCGCCGAAGGGCTCGGCTCGGCCGCGCTCACGATCCCGACCGTGCAGGTCCGGGTCCGTGGTGCTGCGGCCGATACCCGGGACGAGATCAACACCAAGGCCCGTGCGATCTACGACGCACTGCACAGTCTGCAGGGCGAAACGCTCGGCTCGACGGTCTACATGCAGGTCACGGCCCGAGCGTCTGCGTTCGCCGAGTTCTACGACGACCGTGAGCGACTCAACCTGACGATGTCTTACCTGGCCTACGCTGCGGCTGTGGCCTGACCTAGAAGGAGGTCTCCAGTGGCCGGAATCAAGTTCTTCGCACACGGTACCGTCGTCAGCGTCGACTCGGTCGACGTCGAGGGCATCGTCAACATCTCACTGCCGGGCGGTGACGTCGACGAGGTCGAGACGACGGACTCGGACTCGAACCGCGTCAGGGAGTACGTGGCGGGTCTGTCGGACTCGGGCGTGATGACGATGGAGATGCGCTACGTCCCTGGTGCGACCGGACAGACCAACCTGAAGACGCTCAAGGCGGCCGGCACGACCGTCGAGATCGTCGTCACACTCCCGGATTCGGCTACCGACGATTCCGACGTTGCTACGCTGACGTTCGACGGATACGTGCGTACGTTCGATCGCGAGCTGCCGACCGTCGAGGGCGCGGCGGCGATGGCGACGTCGGAGATCCGGGTGACGGGCGCGATCGTTGAGGCGCTCGCCTGATGCCTCCCGGAGCCGGTGTAAAGGTCACGCTCGACAAGCCGCGCACGCTCAGGATCACATGGCGCTCACTGGAAGCGCTCGAGGAGCAGCACGGGCTGAGCATGCAGGATCTGTCCGAGCAACTCGGCTCGCAGCAGATGAAGGCGATCCGCTTCATCGTGTGGCTGGGGCTTCTGCACGACGACCCGGATCTGAAGCTCGACGACGTCGCCGATCTGCTCGACCAGGGCAACATCGTTGAGATCGCTGACGCGGCCGCTAAGCTCGTGACCGCACGCTTCGGGGGCGCTGAGGGAAACGGGAAGGCCGCGGTCCCCAAGCGGAGGAAGGGGTCCGCGGCCAAGGCAAAGCGCTGACGGTGCGGCAACATTGGGCGCGGGCGCTCGCTTCCGGCATCGACGATGCGCTGTTCTGGGGCATGAGCCCCGCGGACACGGCGCTGCTCATGTCGGAGATGCGGGAACGCGAAGGCCAGTTGCAGCGCGCCGCGAACCTGCGTGCCGGGGTCATAGCGGCCACGATCGCGAACACGACGCCCGGCGTCCGGAAGCGGTACAAGCCGGTCGACTTCTTCCCCGAGGATCGTGGCGGCGTCGTGGACGACGTCGACGCGCTGCGTGCCGCCCTGATCGACTGGGGTCGTCGCGACGGTAGGGTCAGGTTCGCGTGACCGAGCTCGCCCGCCCCGAAGTCGTACTCGACGGCGACTGGACCCCGCTCGATCGGGCGCTGTCGCGTGCGAGCCGTGCGATGCAGGACACGGGCCGCACCCTCGACCGGATCGGTCGGAGGATGGCGCTCAGCGTTACGGCCCCGCTCACCGCGATCGGGGTGGTCGCCGTCAAGGCGGCTGTCGACATGGATTCGCTGCGCCGTGGGCTGGAGGTGTCGGCCGGTTCGGCGGAAGCGGCTGCGGGCCAGCTCAACGAGCTGCGCCGAATCGCTGAGCTTCCCGGCCTCGGCTTCAAAGAGGCGATCCAGGGCGCGGTACAGCTCAACGTCGCGTTCGAGGGGCTGTCGAACCGCATCCCGCGGGTCAATCAGACGTTGGAGCAGTTCGGCAACGCAATCGCCTTGACCGGAGGTGGCAAGGCCGAGCTCGACCGGGTGATCGTGCAGCTCGCTCAGATCGCGTCCGCAGGCAAGATCCTGACCCAGGATCTGCGCCCGATCATCCAGACGGCTCCGGCGGTCGCGACGGCGCTCAAGCAGGCGTTTGGCACGATCAACGCCGCGGACATCGAAGCGCTCGGCCTCTCGTCCGAACAGTTCTTCGACCAGCTCACTGCGGCGCTCGAGAACCTGCCGCGTGCGTCGGGTGGCGCCCGTAACTCGTTCGAGAACCTGTCGGATTCGGTCTTTCGGGCGCGCGCGGCCATCGGTGAGTCGTTGTTACCGATCGTGATCGACATCGTCGATGCGGTCGCCCGGTTCGCCGAGGGCCTAGAAGACGTCGACAAGTCGACGCTCGCGTGGACGATCAGCCTCGGCGCGGTCGCGGCGGCTATTCCGGTGGTCATCATCGCGGTCGGCTCGCTCGTGAGCGCGATCGGCTCGCTCGTGGCGGGGTTCACGGCGCTGAGCGCGATCATCGTCGGTGGCGGGCTCGCCGCGATCCTCACGGGCGGTGCCTTGGCTGCCGGGCTGCTCGCGATCGGTGCGGGCTTCGCTTTCGTCTATGACAAGGTGCGGGACGCGGCGCGCGAGGTGGAGCGGTTCAAGGCCGCTGTGGGGCGTGACTTCACTGGCATGGCCCGGAAGGAGCTGGAGGAGGAGATCGCGCTCCTGGAGCGGCGCCAAGAGATCCTCAAGGTTGGCCTCCAACAGAACCCGCTCAACGAGGCCAACCTCGATCTTCTGCGTAAGACGAACCGGGAACTGCAAGCGGCCAACGAGGCGTTGGCATCAATGGCCGTCGCGCCCGCGGGGCCGACGCTCGCAGAGCAGTTGCAGCAGATCACCGACGTCAACCCTGCGCTGCTCAACCTCACGGGTTCGGCCAACGCGCTCGCGACGAACATCGCGTTCGTTGCCGAGGGTGGGGAGAATGCCGCGGCGGTGTTCGGCAACCTCGACCAGTTGGCCGGCTTGACCGTCGAGACGTTCGACTCTGCCGGACGTTCGATCCTGCGCTTCACCGACGAGATGAAGGAAGCGCTCGCGATCACGCAGGCGATGCGTACGCCGACCGAGTTGTTTGACGCCACGCTGGCGGCGCTCCAGGTACATCTCGACGCCGGCCGCATCTCGTGGGAGACGTACGAACGGGCGGTGCGTGCCGCGACCGACGCGCTCAACGAGGCGAACGACGCTGCCTCGGGTGGGCTCGGCATCTTCGCCAAGGTCGGCAGCGCGCTCGGCCGCTTCGGGTCGCTCGCGAGCATCGCAGGGCTGACGATTCCGGGTGTTGGCAGTATCGCCGGCTTCTCCAGCTTGATCGGCTCGTTCGCGGGCGGTTTCGCCGAGGGCGGCTACATCCCCTCCGGTGGCTGGGGCATCGTCGGTGAACGTGGGCCGGAGATCGTGCGGGGCCCGGCTTCGGTGTCAGCTGGCGCCGCGCCGCAGATCAACGTCGCTCCCGCCCGTGACCCGATCAGCTTCGCCCGTGATCAGCAGTGGGTGCGCGCGATCGTCGAGGCGTTCAGGACGGCCGAGGAGGGCGGCTTCAGGCCGCAGCCCGGATGAGCGCGCCCGTCAAGCAGGACGCCGCGTTCCGCTGGACTGAAAACGGGCAGGACTACCTGCACTATCTCGGCTCGAAGCTCAGGCGTCCGGTCGCCGACACCTGGCAGCAGGTCCACGGGTGGACGAGCCCGGACGGCACGACGATTCGGCGCATCGCGATCGGCTCGGGCGTCGAGGATCTGAGAGCGCAGATCCGGTACGACGGGATGACCGATTCGCTCAGGCGGTTCATGGCCGCCGCACGGCGTGGCGCGGCGCTCGAATATTTCCCGAGCCTCGCCAACCCGAGCGAGTCCTATCCGTGCGTGCTGATGTCGGACGACGGGATCGAGCTCGACCAAGACTTCTGGTGGAACCGCAGAAACGCGGTCAACGTCGTGCTCAGGCGCATCGACTCGGGCAACTGGCTCGGTGTCCTCGTGGGGTCGCTGTTCTACTGGAAGGCGGGCAACCTGCTGCCGGGCCTGGTGTTCACACGGAGCGGCACGGTCGGTCCCTACGTCGGCTCCAACGGCCTCCTCCAGAACGAGGGCACGGCGGACGTATTCCGGACGGACTGGGTCGACACCGACGGCGACGGACTGGTAGACGCGCCGACGACGTTGCTCGGGCCCGCGGCGACGAACCTCGTCGACGAGGACGACCTGACTGCGTGGGCCACCAGTGGCACGCCAGTGGTGACGGCGAGCGTGGACGACCCTGCCGGCGGTACGGACGCATTCACGGTAGAGGACGACGACGGGGCGGCCGTCGAGTACATCGAACGAGTCGTGACGTTCACGGACGGGGCGCGCGCGGTCGTCTTCGTGGTGCGCGAAAACACAATGCCCGCGAGCGGCGTTCAGGCGTTGCAGATCCGCGATACCACCGCAGGTGTGAACAGGCTGGTCCTCGACATCACGGGATGGGTGAACGGCGAGCCCACCGTGGCCGCGACCATCGGTAGCCTGCTGGACAAGCGGCCGGTCGGTGGTGGGTTCTGGGCGGTCTACGGGCAGGCCGTGGGGGTTGTGGGCTCAGGCTCGAATCGCGCCCGGCTCGTGCCGGCCGGCACGTCTGCTCAGACCGGCTCGATCGACGTCTACCGGGTCAACGCATTCGACACGGCGATTCCACCCGCTCTACCGCTCGACGCTTCGGGCGTGCTCGCTGCCGAGAAGATGACCGCGCCCCCCGGCTTCACGATGGACGACATTCGTGCAGCGGGCGCCGTGACGTTCTACACGTCGTGGATCGAGCGGGGGACGGCGTACGATACGACTACGGCGACCCGCTACTGGCAGGTCGGGAATACCGTGCGATTGCTGCTGTTCAGCAACACGCTCGGTGACGGTACGATTGACGCGACCCTATCTGAGGTGGGCGGTGCGACCGCGCAAAGCTCCCCCTCCGCCGTCATCCCGATCGGCTCGCCCGCTGAGGCTCGGTTAGTCGTCTACCTCGACCCGGCCGACGATCTGTGGAAGGTGCTTTGCGGCGTCTCGGTCGACGGCGCAGCCGAGGTGCTCGGCTCGGTCGCCACGTTCGGCGCTACGCTGCCGGACTTCGACGTGGACCTGATGACGTTCGGATCGAGCCACGACGCGACCGTCCAGGCGCCCGTGAGCCTGGAGGAGATCAAGGTCGTGCGCGGCGTCAAGACGCTCGCCGAGATGAGGGCCGCCTGATGGCGATCAGCACCGCGACGGCGACGTTCCGCGTGAGGTTGGCCGCCGCAGGCGCGACGAGCATGGGCACGCCGGATCTCACGCTCGCGATCTCCGACCTCGCCGGGGTACCGATCCTGTCCGGTCCGTCGGTCGACGTGCTCGCGGCGACGACGGTCAGCCATCCGTTCCGGGTCGAGTGCATCGTCGACACGCCGCTGTTTCTGTCGTCGGGGCGGCTCACCGAGCTTGGCCGGCTGATCGACGTGCAGCGTGCAGACGACGGTGGTGCGTACGCGACGCTCGCGACCGGCAGGGTCAGCCACGTCTCAGAGATCGAGCGCGGCAAGGTCGTCATTGAAGTGTCAGACGAGCGCTGGGTCGAGCGGAAGACCGAGATATTTCGGACGACGACGAGCGTGCAGCTACATCCGCCGGGGCTCGCGTCCGCGTGGCTGACGAAGCCGGCCGCCGGCACCCGCACGTACACGGTCGCGGAGGTCAGCGGCGACGCGGTGCGGATCAAGCCGAACAACGAGACCGAGTTCGACGCGGTGCTGCACATTCCGATGGCGCTGCGTCAGGCGCTCGTCAGTGATCTCGCGCCGCTCTCCGCCCAAGCCGCGAGCGCGAGCCATTCGGCGGGTAACTTCAACGAGCTGCGCTTCCGGTACGACTCAGCGGACAGGACCGTCATCGCGTTCAAGCAGGGCTTCAATTTCAGCCTCGGCACCGACCAGCCGGTCGGGCCACTCGGCAACTTGTCGCCGGCAGCGTCTGGGCTGCTGATCGACGCGTGGGTTTACATCGCCGGCCACTCCCTGATCGCGACCGACCAGATCACGGGGAGGTTCTATTGGCCGGGCGGCGTCGAGATCGGCGAGCACGTGCCTGTCCACATCGGCGGGTCCGCCGGAATCCACCCGTTCGAGCTGCTCGAAGACATCCTGGGCGGCGACTACGGTGGCCAGGCGGTACGCTTCGACGCGACGAGCATGCAGGCGCTCCAGGACGCGCCGTACAAGCCGGTATGGGCGAGAAAGGCCGAGCCGGAGGACAGAGCCAAGTGGCTCGGTCGGAGCATCTACGCCCCGTACGGCGTCCTCCCGCTCGTCGGCACCGACCTGAATCTCCGGCCGACTTCGCTCCGACTGCCGCTCGATATCAACCCCTCCACGTACACGGTGCTCGACGCGAGCAACGCCAGTATCCCGACATGGGAGCACACGTCGCGCGATCTCGTGACCGTCCTGGAGTTCATCGCCCGGTATCCGCGTCCGCTCTCGGTCAGCGGTGTCAGGCCCGACGATTGGCCGGTCGACGACTACGAGACCAAGCCGCTCCGGCTGCCGAAGTTCGAGCACGACAACACGGCGACGCTCGGAGAGGTCGACCGCGTGGTCGACACCGACCTGATCCTCTCGACCAGCAGCCTCTGGTCCGGCATCCCGAACGATGTCGCCAACGAGCTGGCGGTGGAGCTGTTCGACGTGTTCGGCGACGGTGCGCAGCTCGGCGAGGTCACGGTCCCGCAGGATCTCGGACTGGAAGTCGGCGAGTTCGTCGTCCTCGATCACGACACGCTCAAGGGCTTCAACCCCGGCACGGGCGCGCGTACCGGCGAG